TTATTCCGCCCTCACGACCCCGATCACGAGAGCCAGTGAGTAGATACGGGATTTTTCGAGCGAAAACGGGTCGTACTCTGGATTGTCAGATACCAACGTGATATGATCGTCGTCCTCGCCTTGTTTTACCCGTTTGATGAGCACCCCTTGCTCGCTGTCTATCACGTAGGTGCGGTTCCACTGGAAGAATGTATCAAGCGGTAGCCGCTTACAGGCAACAATATCCCCGCTGTAATACTTGGGCTGCATGGAATCACCTTTTACAGGAATCAGAAATTCGGCTCCCTTGAACATGGGGATGACGTAATGCTCGCAGTCATATTCCATGATCGTTTGGCTGTTCTCCGAAAGCGCCCCTGCCATAGCATCGATTGGGATCAACGGAATGCCCTCGTTCTTGTCCGAGCGTTTTCCTATCGCAACGGTTGTTTGGTCGTTTTTGGGTAATGGTACCGTGTCGGTCTTGGCCATACTGCCTTTACCCGTAAGAAGCCATTCTATGTTAATATCGGGGAAAGCATTTAAGATATTTTCTAAACGATCAATTCCTATTGTCTTGCCATTCTTTAATTGACTCGCAAATGAGCCGTTTGAGAATCCACATTTCAACTCAAACGCTCTAACGCTTATCCCTTTCAGATCGAGATATTGTTTAATTCTTATAAGTGCTCCACTCATTTTGTAGAAAAAATCTTAAAAATAATTTTGCTGTTTAAGATATATCTTATATCTTTGCAATGTGGTTTTAACACAACCACGCAACAAATATACTGAAAATAACCAATTAATAGGCAATTATGAGAAAGCAAATCCTTTTACCGCCCTCTGTATTCCGGGAGTTGTATCAAACTTTCAAGGTTCACAGGGTGATTCTCAGTCGAGCGCTAAAGTACGAACGCAACAGCAAACGCGATCAAATGCTCCGTGCCGCCGCACTGGAACGAGGCGGATTGATTTATACCGGGGAGCGGGCACCGCAAGGTTATTGTCCGAATGTAGAAACACGCCACGACCACGTGCGGGGAATGATGTATCAAAACTTCGGCGATCGAGTGGAGTTGCAGGTGAACCGGGAGACCAACGCCGCGACGATCATCATCGACCACGAGCCTGTGGCGACATTCAATGACATGACAGTGGCGACGTGGGGCGATGTTCTGTATTCCCTGCAAAAGATTTACAATCAGTTAAACGCGTAAGACGATGAAGCGACACAAGGAAGATGCCCTCGAAAGGGTACAGAGGTGCGCCCGCGCATACCGGGACGCCGTGGAGAATCTCATCGCCACCAATCCGACATTGAGTGAATCAGATTTGGATACAGGTGAAGATTCCTATAAATGGCTACGTCTCCCCATTCAGGATGAGCAGCCTTTAACCGTGGCAAATATGATTCTTTCAGATGTCGGAGTATTTCCAAATGATTGTCTTGCTGGTATTCTGGTGGCAACATGGAGAAGTCGAGGCGCCATGGCCGGACACGTGGGTTCGATAAGTCTCGATAAGGCAGGAACTCGGATTCACTTCTGTATCGAAGGTGTAACGACCTTAGAAGAGCTCCGAATTTCCCGCGAACAGTTTCGAGCATCACTCGATTTCGAAGGTGAAAAGTGAAACAGATATAGTTTTCCATAATCGCTAAACATTTGTAGTTGAACGCACAAAGATAGCGATTTCCCGTGAACGTGAAGGCGTTACCCGGAGCGATACCGGCACGGGAGCAAAAATAAAGATGTGAAACATGGAATACTACAACGGTAAATTGTGTGTAACATACGATGACTTAGCGGGCATTGCAACCATGAATGCAATCCAGTGCATCGTTAAAAAGGATGCTTCTATCCAAGCTCGCAAAGCTTGTAGAAGCAACCCCGCGCTGTTTGATCTCGACAGGTTGCCGTTAAAGTTCCAGCTGGAGGTTTACCGCCGCCGTCCGGATTTGAAAGCGCAAGCGGAAAGCAAACCGTTTGTCGAGAGCGTCGAACCGGACGGCGCAGCGTTAGATTTTTACCAGCGTCACCAGTTCGGCGACGGGAAGTATTTGTCGACGGACAAACAGACTGAATATGCCAACAATGCGGCAGTCCTAAACGCTTTCCGGCTGGTGCTGGAGCGATCGGACAGTCAGCACCGGAAACAGAGTAAGCGGTGTATCAGCAAGGCGGAATTTTGGCGCAAGGCAGCGCAGGCGTTGCCGCGTATCGCGGACACGTTCCCGCACACCCTGCCGGAGAACCCGCGCCGCCTGCAAGAGAAATTCAACCAGTACGTGCGTGAGGGTTACGGGGCGTTGATAACGGGCAAATACGGCACCCGCAACGCTGCCAAGATCGACGACGATACCAAAGAAAGCCTCCTTATCCGGCTTATTTCCGACGCTCGCAACCTCGACAACGCGCAGATCGCGCGGATTTACAACGTAGTTGCAGAAACGCAGGGCTGGAAAACGATTACCGGGGCGGCGGTCGGCGTATGGCGCGAGAAACACGACCTCGTGACAGCCGGAGGACGCCTCGGCGAGACGCGGTTCCGCAACCAGCGGAGTATGCAGGTGAAGCGTTCGCGCCCCACAGCTCCGCTCTTATACTGGACAATGGACGGCTGGGTGTCCGAGTTGCTTTACCAAAAGACAGAGGAAAAGAACGGGCGTACTACCACCACCTACACGCATCGCCTCACGGTTGTTATTGTCCTCGACCCTTGTATCAATTATCCGGTCGGCTATGCGATCGGCGAACGGGAGACCCCCGAACTTATCAAAGCAGCCCTCCGGAATGCTGCGAACCACACCGCCGAGCTTTTCGGACGCCGTTACTACTCGAATCAAATACAGAGTGACAACTACGGACGAGGGAACCTCAAACCGATTTATCAGATCATGGGAGACATATACACTCCAGCCCGTGCGCACAACGCCAAATCGAAAGTGATCGAGCCGTTCTTCAATTATTTCAACAGGAAATACTGCCAGCTCTGTACGAACTGGGGCGGGTTCGGCATAACCTCGAACAAGGATTTGCAACCGAATAGCGAGTTTTTGAACAAACACCGCCACAGCTTCCCGACCGAGGAGGAGTGCCGCCAGCAGCTTACGGCTTTTATTGAGCGGGAGCGCGCCGAAAAACGTGCCGAGTACGTGAGATTGTTCGACAAGTTACCCGAGGAGCGACGCTTGCCGCTTTCCGATGAACAATACCTCCTCACGTTCGGAGCCGATACGGGGTACCGCAACGCACTCGAGGGCGTGGGCTTGCGCCCGACGATCGGCGGCATAAAACGGGATTACGATTGTTTCGACCCCAAGTTCCGGGAATACGCGCATGTCCGCTGGGCGGTGAAATACGACCCGGACAACCTCGACCATGTGCTCGCGGTGAACGAGGACGGTTCCCTGCGCTTCATGCTCGAACGGAAACACGTGCAGCCTATGGCTCTCGCCGACCGCCGCGAGGGGGATGCGGAGCAGCTCGCCCGAGTACGGGAGTTCAACAAGCAGCTCGAGAACGACATAACCGAACGTCTCGCCCTCGCCAGCAACAAAGTCGAGCAATTATTCAATGACAACCCGCAGCTCGACGTTGCAACCCGTCTGCTGTTGTGTGATAGCCGGGGGCAAAATAAGAACCACAAGCAGACGCGCCGCCTGCAAGCCCACGAGATCGAGGACATAGAGGCGATCGAAATTGCAACGGTGCGCCGCCCGGTTCCTCAAATCGAGGACGAGGAAACTTTCAACTTGTACTAATAATCAGAAATAGAGATAATATGAAAACGATCGAGAAAGAGCAAATCAGAACCAAACTCGCGGAGTTCTGCGAGATCAAAGGCGGACAGAACAAAGCCGCGAACTCCATGCGCGGCGTCAGCCCGGCGACAATTTCCCAAGTGCTCAATAACAACTGGGATTTAATCAGTGAGGAAATGTGGCGCACGATCGCCTCGCAAATTGGTTACGATCCGCGTGCGTGGGTTGTCGTGGAGACACGCGGCTACAAACGCATGTACGGACTTTTGCAGGACGCGCAGGACAATTCCCTCGTGTTCGCAGTCACGGGTGATGCCGGATGCGGTAAGAGCGAGGCGATCAAGAGCTATGCTGCCAGCAACCGGAATGTGTATAACCTCTCGTGCTCCGAGTATTGGAACCGCAAGCACTTTATGGCGGAACTCCTGCAATGTATGGGGATTGATTCGACGGGCTGCACCGTTCCGGAAATGATGTCGGACATTATTCTCGCCCTCAAAAAGAAAGAAACGCCGCTCGTGGTACTCGATGAAGCCGACAAGTTGAGCGATCAAGTGCTCTACTTTTTCATCAGCCTGTACAACAAACTCGAGGATCGTGTCGGGATCATCCTGTGTGCGACGGACTACCTCGAGAAACGCATCAAAAAAGGTGTGCGAACTAACCGGAAAGGCTACAAGGAGATTTACAGCCGTGTCGGGCGCAAGTTCATCCCGATACAGGTCGTAAACAGCGAGGACGTTGCCGCCGTGTGCATCGCAAACGGTGTGACCGATCCGGAAACAATAAACGAGATTATCGACGACTGCGAGAGCGATTTGCGCCGGGTAAAACGCAAAGTCCACGCGGTCAAACAGCGTTCAACCTCCAAATAAACGGTGTTCAAATGAAAGCGATCGACCTTGTAGTCAAAGCCAAGTGGTACGACATGGAAGCCTCCGGCGAAAAGCCCGAGGAGTACCGCGAGATTAAACCATATTGGATAAAACGGTTATGTGACAATCCGGTATTTGATTCTAAAGGCAATTTGATCGGCAGAAAGCCCATAGACGATTGGACTATTGCCAAATGCAGAAGATGTGGTATTGATTTAATAAAAGCATTCCATCGTGGTAACATGATTCCAAAGGAACTTACCCATGCCCGCTTCCGCAGAGGCTACACCCATACCGCAATGCTGTTTAGAATCGACAACATTGCAATCGGCAGAGGCAAACCCGAATGGGGTGCGCCCGATCACGATGTTTTCATTATCAGATTGGGAGAAAGGATTTAGACATGGCAAAAGCGATAAGCAATAAAAACGTGGTGAATGCCAAGTTCAAGGTTGCCGATTTCACGGGCAAATGGCTCGCGTCGTTCGGCAAACCCGAACTCCGGGGCGCATGGATTATCTACGGGGAGAGCGGCGGCGGTAAAACGCACCTTGCTTTGGAGCTGCTCAAATACCTGTGCGGGTTCGTGGATCGGGCGGCTTACGACACGTTGGAGCAAGGTTTATCGCTGTCGTTTCAGAACGCATGGAAAAACGCCGCAATGCAGGAGGTCGGCTCCCGGGTTATCGTGCTGGCGAAAGAACCGATCAAGGAGTTGCGGGAACGCCTGCGGAAGCGCAAAAGCCCTAACGTGATCGTGATTGATTCGATTACGGCGTTGGTCGGGTTCACGCGGACGGTGTTCATGGAATTGATAAACGAGTTTCCCGACAAGTTATTCATTTTCATAGCACACGAAGAAAACAACAAGCCCTATCCGGCTATCGCGCAGCACGTGCGAAAGCTCTCGGAGGTGAAAATCCGGGTCGAGGGGTACAAAGGATTCGTAACGACCCGATTCAAAGGCGAAAAAGGTGAGGGAGGTGCCGATTTCGTGATATGGGAACAGGGCGCAAATGAGTATTGGATTGATAAACTTTAATGATACACAATTATGCACACAATGGATAAAATTCACAACGGGGTACTCCGCAAGTTCCACACCCTTTGCTCGCGTTTGGGACTGACGGAGGCGGAAAAACGGGCGATCGTCGAGAGCTTCGGCGTCGAGAGTAGTGCCGACATAGACACGCACGCCCTTATCGACGTTTGTGCCTCGCTTTCCAAGCAGTTGGAGGGCGACAAAGGCGACCAAATGGATAAACTGCGTAAGCGTGCTATGGCTGCGATCGGCGGCTACCTGCGTAAAATCGACAAGGAAAGCAACGCCGAAATAATCAAAGGAATTGCCTGCCGTTCCACCGGGTACCAGTCTTTCAACAAAATACCCGCCGAGCGTCTGCGGAACCTGTACAATACATTCCGCAACAAACAAAAGGACATGGATGCGGCGGAGCGTATCGCAATGGAGCTCTTGGCTCAAAGCTACACGGCGGGGAAAACCTCCCCGGCGATATTGAATTAACGGATTTATTCACCTTTCAAAAACAAAAAATTATGAGTTCAAACAACAATTCTTCGGGTGCAGGTATCGGCTTTTTGGGCTTGCTCACAATCGCCTTTATCGTGCTGAAACTGACAAAGTGCATCGCGTGGTCGTGGTGGTGGGTTCTCGCTCCTATGTGGATGCCTCTTGCCCTCGTGCTGCTTGTTGTGGTAATCGTCGGGCTGTGCAAGTTGTGGATTTACTGCAAATGGAGGGCGAGACGATGAAATGGTACATCAGCGGCAAAATTTCGGGCTTGCCGACCGACCAAGTAACCGCCAAGTTCAAGCAGGCGGAGCAGCAAATCCGGGCGTTCGGGCACGAACCCGTGAACCCGACCAACAACGGGCTCGGCTCGGAGGCGAGCTGGAACGAGCACCTCGTCGCAGACGTTGCCCTGTTGCTCGAATGCGATGCGATCTATCTGCTCAAAGACTGGGGCGACAGCCGGGGATCGCGCATCGAGGCGAATATCGCCGAGGAGTGCGGCTTGCAGATCGTTCACCAGCCGGAATATGCGACCTATGAGAGCCGCATGTGAGCAGCTCGCCGGAGCCCTGTTGCGGTTTACCGAGGCAATGCGATCCTGTAATTCCGCTTTACGGAGGTATTCGGCTGTTATGCCAAAACAAAGGTACAAGCCGCTACAAGGCAACAGAACCCGAAAAACAAAGAGATTAACCTGCTTGCAACGTAGGCGAAAAAAGACAAATTAAACCACTTAAAAACAAAAAATTATGAGCAATCAGAAATCAATCATCGGTTGCGGATATATTCCGCTTGAAATGCAGGCAGTGTGCCTCAAAACCAACATGAATACCAATCTTGGTGATATTGTGTATAAAATCATTACGGCTCCTTATGAACGTGTATTTGTTCGCAAGAATCTTTTTGATTTAACACCTAAAGAATGTAAACGTATGGCAGTAGACGTAGTTGATGAATACACAGGTTTAACGTATGCCGTCGAGTACGAACCCGCGAACCTCGTCCACCCAACGTCGGAATCCAAAACCGACCAGCCCGGGGAACCTGTCGATTTCGCTACCCGTGCCGGGCAGATCGCCGAGGAACTCAAATCTATGTTCAACTCTGCGGGGGAGGGAATTTCCGACAAATGCGGTGTTGCATTCTTTGCGGTTTCGGATGACGGGAACGATAAAACATCGACGTGCGTCGGGTTTCTCGGCGGTCGAGGTGGTCGGGTGTCGGAGGCTATCGCTTCGGTGTGTTCCAAGAACCCCCAAGTCCTCGAAATCGTGAAATGCGCCTCGATCGAGGCTATGTTTCACCGGATATTCGACGGCGCCAACAAGAAGAAATAACCAACTTTCATTTTTATAACAATGGCAAAAACAAGAGTTAAAAAGGTCGTGGTTTCGGGAGTTACGCGCGACCAAATGGAGGAGGCTTTCGGCGCATTCGCCTTTGCCGACGCCAAATTGCAGGGTATCAACGCGGCAATGGACGCGGAGATTACCAAGATTAGAGAGCGCAATGCCGAGGAGATCGCCAAGTTCCAGCAGCAAAAGGACGACGCCCTCGAGGTGATGCAGACGTTCGCCACCGAGAACCGGGACGAGCTTTTCTCCAAAAAGAAAAGCATGGAGACGGCGCACGGCGTCCTCGGGTTCCGCACCGGGACACCGAAGCTCAAAACCCGCAAGGGCTTTACGTGGGCGGCGGTGCTGGAGCTGCTCAAAGAGTTCAACCCGGCGTATGTCCGCACCAGCGAGGAGGTCGCCAAAGACAAGCTCCTCGCCGATCGTGAGAACGAGGACATGCCCGAGTTGATGCAGAAAGTCGGCATCAAGGTCGAGCAGGACGAAACGTTTTTTGTTGAACCTAAAAAAGAGGAATAAGGCTGAATGTCAGAGAAAGTGCGCAATTATGAAAAAGAGAGTATCGAGGTGTGCCGCAACTGCAAGGGCACCGGGATAGCTTACACGGTACCGGAGTTTCACCCATACGGGAGAGAGGATGATCCGCAGCCGTATGAATGTCCCGTTTGCCGAGGCAGCGGACGGGTAAAAAAGACGCTGAACATCGAGATCACGATCGAACCTTACCCCGGCAAGTCCGGGGTATAAAAAAGAAGCCCGCCAACCGGGAACCGACTAACGAGCGAAGCGTGGGGACGCTTTTGCAAAAATAGTAAGTTTTCGGCACATGGCAAAGGGAGTTCGTTATAAAAGCACGTTAAAACGCATCCGGGAGGTTTGCGCGATAACGAGGGAGCACTACGAGGCTGGCAATCAGTCCAAGTGCTACCGGGCTGTATGGCGAAAATTCATCGAGCCGAAATACGGTATTTGTTACCGCACTTTCTTGAACTACATAAACGAGCCGTTACCGAAAGAACCCGAAAACAAACAACTTACTTTATTTGATTTATGAACGAAAGAACCAAACTGAACAATGAGCAGATCGCCGCCTTGCAGGAGGTTGTCGGAGGCGCGGACGTATTCAGTTGCCATACCGCAAAACTACTCCGCGAAATCGAGGTTATCGCCCCGGAATTGATCGAAATCGGGCATCCTATGGGTGTTTATAAAGCGATTGACCCGCACCCGTATTTCGGTGCCATAGTCACCCGCTGCGGTGTCGAGTATCTCGAAAATATCCAAAAACAAACACGGGATGAATAAAAAGCAGCGCGAAATAATTACCGACGCCTACGAGCAGTATATCCGTAATGCCATGCGAGGCGATCCGGTGGGCGGTTTCAGCGACTTTGCCGATTTGTTTTCCCGGCTTCGTGAAACAGACAAACGACTGGACGAAGAACTGCAAGAACGCTACGACGAAATCCCCGACAAATAAGGACGCAAGCCCCGGAACCGAGAAAGGTTGCCGGGGCTTGTTTTATCCTCTTACCAGTGTGACGCCGACGGCGACCGCTTGGGGCTTGACCGCCGAGGTGTCGGTCGCGTGTGTCACGAAGCACTCCTCGTCATGCTGTACGCGCTCGTGATCGTGATCCGTCACGGATTCGACCAGCATAAAGCAGTTGAACCCCTCACCGGAGAGACCTTGCACCTCCGCGTCGATCCGCTCGATAAGGTCGAGGTGTTCGAGTGCCCGGTCTTGGTATTTCCCGCCCTCCTCGGGAGACGCCAGCGTTTCGGTTACGACATGGAGCCGTACCCGAATGTCTGCCGATCGTGCGCCCCGTGAGAGCTGCGACCACTCGATCGGCTCGAACTCGACGAACACGGCAGGAAGCCGGAACGCCTTTTGTTTGGAAAGTTGCTCGGTGTTCCGGTTCCACAGGCTTACGAACTTGACACCGACCTTTTGATTTTTCAGCCTGTCGGCAACGGCTTTGTAGATTGCCTTTCTCATTTTCTCAACTCTTTTGCGAGGTTATCGAAAAACTCGGTTATATTCTCGTGGACGATCTGTTTGATCGCCTGCCGCACCTCCTTGTGGTCGCCGATAAACTGGCGTTTCGGCATCGTTATCTGCCGGGTGTGCGACCGCACGGTATAGGTCTTGCCCGTGCGCCTGTTTGTCCGGGTATGGGTACGGACGTTCTGTGCGAACTTTCCGCCCTCGTTGTGGAGTGCGGTGTACGGCAGCGGGGAGGAATAATGCACCCCTTTCCCACGAACGGACGCCCGGATCGAACGGCGCATTTTTCCCGTTACATGCAGGAGCGACCCTTTCGCCTTTTTGTTCTTCCGGGGCTTCCATTTGGAGCCGAAAAAACCTTTGCGCTCGAAATTCCGGTCGAACATTTCGGTAAGTTCGACTTTCATGTCGGAGAGTATATTTCGGATCAGTTCGTCAGGTTTTGGCATTTTTCTTTGGTTGGTAATTGAAAATATGCTACTTTTGCAAAAATGCGTACTATGTTGGATTACGACAATCTTAAACTCCGGGAACGGACATTCCTCGACTTTACGGACGACGAGGCTATTATCGGCGAGATCATCGGCGATAAAGAGTTCTTTTTGTCCCATATCACGGAGGAGAACCGGGCAAGTACGTTTTTAGAGTTTGCCGACCTCACTACCGATAAAAAGTTGTCGAAAGCCATTCAAAAAGAGTTTGACGGTGAATTAAAATCAATGTTCTGCGAGTGATATATTCACGTATTCGTCGAACATTCTCTCCCCGTATAGCAAACACCCCTTTACCAGCGTCTTTATTTCCGTTACCTTTAACGGCGTTCCGTCCGCTTTGGTCGCCCCGCTGTCCTTGATCGCCTTTACCAATCCGGCAGCTTGTTGTGAATAGTGCTCGTTGAACAAGTGCTCACGCACCGCATCCAGCACCTTGTCGGGGTCTGCTCCGGTCTTTCGGATCAGCGAACAATAATTGCGTACCCACGTATTATATCCGGTCGATTGTCGGTCGTCCATAAACTCGGGATGCTGCATCTTTCCTCCGAACGATTCGTAAAATTCAGGCAGCGTCTTTCTCGCTACAAATTCATTCGCCAGCTCCATATACCGCCTCGCCAACGTAGTAAGGTATTCGTTGCCGGGTTTGTTGCGGTTGTGTGTGATCTCGTGCCAAAAGGTCGCCAGTGCGTCCGCTTCCTCGAACGAAACCTCGCCGCCCTGCCGCAGCTTGGTAAGCCCCGACAATACCCGATCGAGCCGCTCGCGGGTCATGTCGATATTTCCGTTCATATCGGTAGAACCGTTTACGCCTTTTCGTCTCGTTACTTCCAAAGTCTTAAATCCGCGCTCGAACCATGCCCGGCGATCCTCTTGTTCCTGTATGAATCGCACCGCCTGTTCGGGGGTCTTTATCTCCTCGGCGAGTTTTGCGACGATCTTTTTTGCTGCTTCGGGAGCCTTGTTATACGGGTGTTTGTCCGGGAACACTTTTAACTCCTTTCCGGGATTGAACCGGAAAATCCGCTTTTTGGGTTCCTCGGTGATCTCCTCGCCGATCCCGACCGCCTGCTGGCTGTCGCTCTCGGGGTACCTGCCTTTGCGTACCTGTACGACGACGCAACGGCAGTTCCAGCCGTTGGGCGGCATGAACTGCTCCCAAAACGGATCGCTCACGGGCAGGGTGATGTTGTGCAGCCGCTGGTGTTCCTCCCGCACCCGCTCGTCGTTCGCCGTCCGGTACTGCAAATTGTACCGATCGCCGTCCTGCTGGAAATCGTGCCATTTCGCCGCCATTTGGGACGACGTTACCGCGTGATTGTATTCCGCATACAGATAGTTGCGGTTATACTTGGCGTCGATTTTTGCGACGTCCTCGTGGAATTTCTCGAACGGTTTTATCCCTCCGTCGTCCCCGATCAGTGACAAGCCGACCTCGTTCAACGAGTGGTATGTTTTCAGTCCGGAGAAAATAAAGGCGTTGTTTTCCAGCAGCCCGGTAAGTTCTGCGGGCATTTCCTCGCCTATTGACGACGACACGGCACCTCCAAGGATGCGAAACGTCTCGTCGATCACGTCGCGGGCTGGCTGTTCCTGCAACATGGAGGGGGTAAAACCGCCCCTTTCGCGCACCCATTCTGCGGCACGTTCAAATACGCGGCTGTCAAACCCGAAATCGGGCGTTTTTTCGTCGTCTGCAAGCGTTAAAAGCTCGTCGCGGTATAAACCCTCGACCGCATCGTCAAGACCCCGGTAAAACGCCCGGAAATTCTTTGTCGGCACCTCCCGGGGGCTGGCGTCCTTGCCTTTGCTGGCGTCAGCCCCTACTCGAAAAAACTGTTTGCGCTGGTTTTCTTAACCCCGGTGATCGGGATTTTGTACTTGTCGGCAAAATAATTCGGGTCGATGTCGTACTCCTGCAGGAGCAGGCGTTCGATCTCGCGCTGCTCTGCCGGGGTGTAGCTCGTCGCCTCGTTCCAGTCGAACGTCACCCCCGCGAGCGGGAACCCGTGCCGGATCATCAGCGGGATAAGTCGGTCGTTCACGAGGTACTTTATCATCGTGGCGTCCGCACGGCAGATGTTCTCGAACACCTCGAGGTGCGTTTCCGACTGCGACAAAGAGCTGCCGTTGTCGATCGTCATAGTCTGCCCGAGTATGCCTTTGGAAATTTCGGAGTTGCATCGGTCGATCCGTTTGTCGTACACGTTGTATGCGTCGCCCCGGCTGGTCTCCTTGATTTCGATCTCGGTGCCCTCCGGGAACAACCCCCACGATGCGGCACCCATTTCGGCGAGCATGGTTTCGATCCGCGCGATGTCTTTCGTGTCCTGTGACATGGTTTTGCCGATACGGATCGGCATGCCGAACACCTCGCCGAACGTGTCCCAGTAGGCGAGCATGTTTTTCTTGGAGAGCGACTGCGGGGCGCATTTAAGCAGCACGCCGAGGTCTCGAGCTTTCCCGACCTCGATGCACCACACGGCGATGTCGCCCTCGCGGTACGATATGCCGTTTTTCCAGTCGTCGCCCGCCTCCCGGGTAATAACGCCGTATTCGGGTACGACGTGCTTGCGGGGCACCAGTTCGACGCCCGTAAAGGACATTACGCCGTTCTCGTTGGTGATGTCTCCGAACTGGATCAACGAATGCCCGAAATAAGGACTATCGAGTGCGAGGTCGAGGAAATCGTTGAACCACTCGCGCTCGAACATAAGGCGGGCTTTGTCGTCCTCCTTGCCGTTCTTCCCGGTGAGGACGAACGGTTTTTGCAGGGTCTTTCCCTTGCGCTGGGCGATACAGCCGGAGAGGTGCAGATCGACCAGCGCGTCGTTGTACACGTCGAGCAGGGCGCAGCGGTTCGGCTGCTCGTAATTGATCGCCGCCTGCCATGCCTGCCGCCACGTGGCGATGTCCTTTTTGGTGAGGCTCTCGGTCTGCTGGTTCAGTTCGATAAGGACGTCCCTTTTCTTCTTTACCTGCGTGGCGAGATTGAGCACGTCGCGCCTGTGCCGAGCCGAGGTTCCGGGCATCATTGAAAGGAAATTATCAAAAAAACGCATTCAGCATAAAATCACAATTTAAGCGGCGTTTAACCGCTGTTTAATAATCGTATTTGCTGGCGGACATGCCGCCGTAACGTATCGGGTTCGAGGTATCGGTTTCCCCGTCCTCTCCGGTGTACGTCGGTAGATTCGGCATTGAACCGCCTTTGCTCACGCGGGTAAGCCATGCGATCGCGTTGTCGTAAAGCTCCTGCCGTCCGTCGAGAGCCAAGTTCTGCGGGAGCCAGTGCACGAGATAGTACAGGGCGATATTTACCGTCACCTGCACGAGCATCGCGTTGCGCTGGTCTCCCTCGGCGGCAAACGCTTTTTCAGTATCATAGCGCGGACGGAGGTAGCTTGCGACCTCCTCCATAGCGACCCGCTCGGCTTTCTGCCGGGTCTCGGGTTCGCTGCGGGTGAGTATGTCGAGTTCGTCTTCGTCGCATACCACCCTGTAATCGTCCTCGGTGAGAAACATTGTTACCGGGTTTTGTAGATTGCGAGCGATTCCGCCTTTTCGGGCGTGAAACCCTTGCAGAACGCGCCCTCCTTAATCTTGGCTTTGAGGTGCTGTTTGCTCACGACGAGGGGTTTGCCGCCGTACATGAGCACGAGCCACTTTTTGCCCGTCACTACGGCGTTTCGGTCGGCTCGTTTGATTGCCCGCTTGCATCGGATGTAAAGCACATAGCTCTTGTATGCCTTTACGCACTTTCTGAAAATCTTTACCATGAGTTTTTAGAGGTTGGTCGCCGCCCGAACTTGGGGGCGAAAGTTTTTATTCTTGTTTGCTGTTGCAGGATGTAGATCGCCCCCTCGTCGGCGTCGGGCGCGTCGTCGTGGCTGCTGGTTCCTTTTTCAAACGCGAGGGTCTGTTCCAGTCCCGCGAGCGTGTCGGGGTCGTTCTGCCTGTCGGCGTTGTAGAACACGAACCCGCGCTCCCACAGCGGGGAGATTCCCTCGATGCGCTGGAACTTGTCCGGCTTCTTGCGTTTGTCCGCCCGTATGGGTAGCTGGTACCCGCGTAAATTCCCCTCTCGGGTAAATTCGTCGAGGATGATGTCTTGCAGGAAATTCGCCTCGATGTAGTAATAGCATATCACCCCGGCGACGATCATCCGCTCGTGCAGGTCGTACCACCAGCGCACCATTTCGGCGACCGAGCATTGCCGCACGAACGCCTCGATTTGGTGCAGTTCCGTCCCGATCTTTCCCCACAGCTTGATTGCCTTGTAGTCGTTTTTGCTGGTGCCTTTGAACGAGGGGTCGCAATACGCCACGAGGTAATCGTACTTGCAGAGCTTCGGCAGCTTCTTCCACTTGATCCACGTGTGTTTGAACACCGCGCCCTCGGTAATCGGGTTGTTCATCATTTCCTTTTGGAAAGAGCGGTACCCCATGAAACGCTCCATGTCGCGGAGCTCGTCGATCGACCATTTCGACGCCCACGCCACGCGCCCCTGCTTGTCGATCGCGTTCACCTGCGAGACCAGCACGCCGTCGGTTGCGCAGATATTGGCGAGCACGCTGCACTTGCTTATAAGGTTGCCGACCATGATAAACCGCCCGCGCCCGCCGTCGAGGGCACCGAACAACGCCTCTTTTACCCAGTCGGTAAGTTTGTTTACCCGGGTTTCGTTGCCGCATAATTCGTCGTCGTCGAGGTCGTCGATCACGATGTAGTCAGGGCGGTGGTTCCGGTACCGCAAGCCTCGGGGCGACTGCCCGCGTCCCCGGGCGAAAAATGCGCACCCGTCGGCGGTAACAAATTCGCCCTCTTCCCAGCTTCCGGAATTGTACTGAACGCCGAAATCGTTTATATAGCGTTGGTTATACTGCAACTCCGCCTGCAAGTCCGCCAGCAGGGTATTTGCGTTCTCCTGCGACTTGCCGACGAGCACCATTACGTTTATATCCCGCACCTTTTGGCACTTCAACCACATGGGGATCATTATATCCATGTGGGTACTCTTGGCGTGTCCTCGCGCCCATTTGAACGCAGCTTTGAGGTTGCGGTTCTTGCGTATTTTATTCGCCGCTTCGATGTGGAACGGCGCGCTCTCGGTATGTTTTCCTGTTGCCGGGTCGTCGGTGTAGTGCGGGAAATAGTAATTCACGAAAAAGGCATAATCCGCCCGTGCCCGTTTGATGCGTGCCTGCTTGTCCGCCTCGCTTTCAGCCCGGTTTACGGTGGTCTGCGCCTGTACGTTGTCGCACCACTCTTTCCACCGTTTGGTGGCGTCATTTACTCCTGCGACTGACATTATTGCCCTTTCGTGCTTAAAAGTTCCGAGACATACAGGTCTTGAAACCGATTGATCGCCTTTATCAGTTCGGGGGTGAGTTCCTCGTCATTGGTCGCCCTGTGTTGTAGCCACTTGCCGAAACCGATGAACACCTCGATCGCATCGACGACGCTCGCCTTTTTGTCGAGCTTCTCTATTGTCGCCGCCAGTTTGGAAAGTTTATCACAGGCTCCGGCTACTTTCTCGGCATCCCGTTCTTCGTTGAGCTTTTCAACCTCGTTGCTTATTGCCCGCAGCAGGTTGTTTACGATTTCGGGGCGTGTGACGCTTTGGGCAGCTCTGCGTTTGTCCCACGCTTCCTCTGCCACCCACCTGTTTATGGTCTGTTTTGAAACGCCGACTTTCTCGGCGATGATGTTCTGCTGTTCGCCCGACATGTAGAGCACGCGGGCAAATTCCTTTTTCTCCTCGGAGACCTTATTTGCCATTCATAAGATGCGGTTTAATTGGTTCGTGCTCCCGAACGGGAGTTTTCCACGATGCAAAATTCGGTGACTGCCCCGTGAAAATAAAAAAGGTTGCAAACTATTTACACTCTTTTTGTTAGGGCGTTGCAAACCCCGCAAATTTGCATCGTTCAACATCGCGGAGTAGAGCAGTTGGCAGCTCGTGAGGTTCATTCCCTCAAGGTCGCAGGTTCGATTCCTGCCTCCGCAACAATATCGCGGGATAGAGCAGTTGGCAGCTCGCGAGGTTCATTCCCTCGAGGTCGGCGGTTCGAGTCCGCCTCCCGCTACAAAAACCCTTTTTAGAAGTATGACCGACGGGGACGGTGGAGCCCTTAAAAGAAAAATGCCGTCCCCTATTTTTTGACGAATGGCAAAAGACTTTATCATCAACACGAGCGGACTTAACAGCTACGGCACCCGTGTCCTTACCCCGGGAATCGACCTCACGCAGTACAAGCGCAACCCGGTACTCCTCTACATGCACACGCGCGGTTTCGACGGCAAGAGCACTCCGATCGGGCGCGTCGAGAATATCCGCGTCGAGGGCGACGAGTTGCGGGGTACCCCCGTGTTCGACATGAAAGACCCGTTTGCGGCGGAGATCGCCCGCAAGTGGGAGGAGGATTTTATCCGCATGTGTTCGGCGGGGCTGGAGCCCGTCGAGTTGAGCACGGCGACCGAGTACCTGTTGCCGGGACAATCCCGTGCAACGGTCGTGCGCTCGAAGCTCGTCGAGGTCTCCATTGCGGACATCGGTTCCAACGACGACGCCCTGCAATTATACGAGCCGAGCGGTAAAATCCTGCGGCTGGCATCGGGCGCGGACAGCGAGATCGTCCCGCTCCTCAAAAACGCACACTCCCCGGCGGCGGAGCCTGCCCCGGAAGAGAACAACGGTAACAATCAAACCCTTTTTTCGATGAACAAAATCCTACTGACCCTCGGGTTGCCCGCAACGGCTACCGAGGACGACGCGGTAAACGCGATCACCAAGTTGCAGGGCGACGTCGCCCGTATCGAGACGCTCGAACTCTCCCGCATCGAGGCGGCGGTCGATGCTGCTATCGAGGCAAGAAAGACGACCGCCGACAAGCGCGACCACCTTATCACGCTGGGTAAAAAGGCAGGTTTCGACGTCCTGCAATCGACTATCGCCATGCTGACCCCGGTACAGAAGCCGACACAGCTTATCAACCCGGCGGGCGGAGCGGCTTCGAGCGCGAGCGTCGAGCTGGCATACTCGGAAATGTCCGACGAGCAGCTCCGTAAGCTCGAAAAAGAGAACCCGGAGAAGTTCATGCAACTTTTCAAAGCCGAGTTCGGCTATGTCCCCAAGATCGACAAGTAACACTCAAAACCTTTCTAACAGAATGAAAAAGTTTCTTTTTGCCCTTATGGGCTTTATCTGCGCGATTTCCGTGAATTGCGCCGCCGGAGCTGTCGGAGCCTCCGCGCTCGGGGTTCAGCCCGTGTACGGTGTGCTGGCGGTGAACGGCGTCTCTTTCCTGTCCGGGCTGTGCGGCGGTTTCATGCCCTCGGGGGCTGCCTGCGCCGGACTTTACACCGAGGCGTGGACGGGCTTTATGATTAAAGCGTTCCGCACCGATCCCGAGGGGCTGGGCTGGTACAGCAAAATCCGCTCGTTCGACCAGTATGTCGAAAAAGACGTGATCCATTTCGTGAATATCGGCGGCGATCCTACCGTACTGGTGAACAATACCTCGTACCCGCTGGAGATCGAGGAACTGGAGGACGGCGACAAGGCTGTGACGCTCGACAAGTATCAGACCAAGCCGACGCGCATCACCGACGACGAGCTGTATTCGCTCTCTTACGACAAAAAGGCGACGGTTATCGAACGCCACAAGGAGGCTATTTCGGAGAAGAAATACTCCCGAGCCATTCACGCGATCGCCCCGAACGAAAACAGCACGGCAACTCCCGTGATCCTCACGAGCGGCGAGGCGTCCGAGGGTCGCAAGATTATGACGCGCAAGGACATCGTGCGCCTCAAAAAGCTGTTCGACAAGAACAAGGTGCCCAAGGCGGGGCGTTGCCTCGTGTTGTGCAGCGACCATGTCGCCGACCTGCTCGAAAACGACCAGAAGTTCTACAACCAGTATTATAACGCCGAGAGCGGAAAGATCAACAAGGTGCTGGGCTTTGAAATCTACGAGTATGACGACTGCCCGTACTACAACGCTACCACGCTGAAAAAGGTCGCATACGGTTCTGTTCCGGCGGATACGGACATGCAGGCGTCGATCGCTTTCTCGCCTACGCGCATGATGAAAGCCAACGGCAGCGTCAAGACCTACGCATCGGAGGCGAAGAACAACCCGACCACGCAGGAAAACCTTATCAGTTTCCGCACTTACTCGATCTGCCTGCCCCTCAAAAACGAGGCTATGGGCGCGATCGTGAGTGCCAAGGTGACCGCCAGCGCGGGCGACAACAAGTAATCCCAAAACTACCCGACAAATGAAAAAGGAGCTTAAATACTTGGTTATCCATTGCACCGCCACACCCCGAGGACGCGAGGTAACAGCCGACGAAATCCGGGCGTGGCACACGGCTCCCCAACCGCGAGGCAGAGGGTGGCGGCAAGTGGGATATACCGACCTTTTTCATTTGGACGGTAGTGTCGAGCGGCTTGTCGCTAACAACGAGGATGCGTGGGTTGATGATTGGGAGATCACGAACGGAGCCGCCGGATATAACGGCGTGTCGCGGCATATCGTGTATGCTGGCGGTTGTGAGAACAACAAGGCACTCACCCCGGCGGACACGCGCACCCCGCAGCAGCTCGAAGCCTTGAAGCGGTACGTGCTGGCGTTCCACGCCCGGCATCCCCGGGTGAAGATCGTCGGGCACCGCGACCTGCCGGGCGTGCATAAGGCGTGCCCCTCGTTCGACGTTCCCGCGTGGTTGAAATCTATCGGTATTGTGCAATGAGTACGGAGTTGTTGTTAGCGATTATCGGCATTACTGCGGCACCTGTCACCTCGTGGCTTGCCTCGAAACTCACGCGGCAGAAATACAATACCGAAATCGCAAGGCTGCGCGCCGAGGTTGCCGCTGCCCGTGCGGATGCCAACCGCAAGGAACTGGAGAACGTGCGTGTCGGAAACGAGATTATCATGCAGAACATCGTGCACCCTTTGGAGGTGCAGGTAAAACGACTGAATACGAATGTTTCAAGACTGGAAAAAGCCGTCGGCAAAATTTCTCTTTGCCCTCACGCTGCTGACTGCCCTGTTTCTCACGAGTTGCGCAAGCACAAAGAATGCGACGATCCGGAGCACGACGACAAGTAACCTCGAACATGCTGCCGATTACGGGGAGGAAACAGAAACGAGCAACACCGAAAGTTTGGAAGCGGTCGGCGATCGGCACGAACAGACCGATACCGAAACGACAACCGAGCTGACGAGCAACGAGGAGGTAACGACCACCGTGCGGGAGTACGACACGGACAAACCGACCGATCCCGTCACGGGGACGCCGCCGCTCAAACGGGAAACCACCCAAACGCGGCGCAAGACGGATGCGGGGCGGCAGACGCAGACCACCGGGCAGACGATCGACGAACACAGGGAACTATCCGGCGAATCAAGCAGCCGCGAAGCTGCCAAAACGGAATTACAGACAACCAGCGGGGAGAGTACGCATACCGACACGGACACCGAAACCCACGAACGGCGGGGGTTGAATCCCCTGCAACGTCTGCTCTGCACCCTCGGGGGGATTGCCGTCGCTGCGGGGGTCGTGTGGCTGGTGTGGAAACTTAAACGGCATTTATAAACCATTCAAACACCATTTGACTATGGCAAAAAAAGAAGATAAGGCGGAGAACCCGCAAAACAAGACCGGGGCACCTGTTCCGACCGGACAGGAACCCCCGCAGGACAACACCGGGGAGGGCATGACGGATCAGCCGCAGGCGGGAGGCAAGCAGCCGACCCCGGGCGGTGCTGCCGACAATGCAGAACCCGCAGCGAAAACCCCGACCAAAAAATCGGAGCCGAAAGTTTCGGACGCCGTGCAGAAGGTCGGCAAAGCCCTGCTCAAAAGCAACCCCGATATGTCGGTCGTGTACATGACGGCAGACGGTCGCGGGTTCTACGAGAAAAACGACGCGGACAACCATGCCCGCACGCTCAACAACAAGGCGGTAACGCCCGTAAAGAGATAGCCGAATGCAGAGTATCAAATTTGAACGCACCAACGGCAACATCCCCAAGACGGCGGCGGGACAGGATCACGTCAGCGGGTTCCTCGCCTACGTGACGGCTCTGCCGGAGGGGTTCTCGGAGGAGAACCGCATACAGGCGTGCTCCTCGATCGAGACCGCCGAGAAACTCGGCATCACCAGCGACGAGGGCGCGGCGTGGGAAATCCGGATGCTGCACTACCATTTGAGCGAAATTTACCGTCTCAACCCGGGCATCAGCCTGTATGTCGGTCTTTTCGCCAAGCCTACGGGCGGCACCTACACCTTTTCGGAGGTCAAGAGCCTGCAAAACTACGCGGGCGGCTCTCTGCGGCAGGTTGCGGTGTGGTGCGGGCACAAGGAGCTCGATGCGGGCGACCTCACGGCGTTGCAGGGCATCGCCACCTATTTGCAGGAATACGACCGTCCGCTCTCAATCGGTTACGCTCCGAAAGTCGCCTCCGTCACGTCGCTACCGTCGAGCCTTGCGGGAGCCGGGAAATGCAATGTCTCGGTCATCATCGGACAGGCAGGCAAGGGTGTCGGGGCGCAGTTGTACGCCGACAAGGGCAACACGGGGAAAGCCTCGGTTTCCGGGCTCGGCGTGTGGCTGGGCATCACCTCCAAAGCGGCGGTACACCAGTCGATCGCCTCGGTCGAGAAATTCCCGACGGGTATCGACCTGCCTGCGTTCGGCGACGGAACGCTGCTGCGCGACCTCGACACGGCGATCGTTGAGAACCTCGACGTCTCGCGTTACCTGTTTTTCGTGACTTACGACGGCTTTGCCGATTCGTATTTCAACGATTCGCACACAATGGACGATGCGGTGAGCGATTACGCCTATATCGAGAACGTCCGTACTATGGACAAGGCGGTTCGCGGCATCCGTAAAGCCCTGCTCCCGAAACTCGGCGGCGAGCTCTACGTGAACGCGGAGACCGGGCAACTCGCCTCCTACGAGGTGGAATACCTCACCGAGCTTGCGAACAAGCCGCTCGAGGACATGCAGAAAGCGGGCGAGTTGAGCGGCATGTTGGTAGAAATCGACCCCGATCAAGACGTGTTATCGACCTCCGAGCTGGAGTTCGTCATCAAGCAGGTAGGCGTCGGGGTATTGCGCAGGATCAGATGTAAAATCGGCTTTGCAAAAAAAGCATAAACCAATCGGCTGAATGGCAGAAGCAACGGATTTAATCCCTCTTATCAACGGTATCGAATACTCGTGGGGCGACATCACGGCGACCGTCGGGGGCGTGCCTGTCGTCGGAATTACGGCGATCGAGTACGGCGACGACCAAGTTGTCGAGAACCACTACGGGGCGGGGCGTTTCCCGGTCTCGTACTCCAAAGGCAGAGTAACCCCGAGCGCCAAGATCACCGTCGCAATGGGCGAGGTGATCGGCTGGCAGGCGAAAAGCCCGACCGGGCGGTTGCAAGACCTCGCACCGTTCCCTATCGTTGTGGCGTACATCCCCGAGGACGGGCAGATCGTAACCGACAAGATTATGAACTGCCGTTTCAAGAAGAACGCCCGCAACTGGAAAGAGGGGGACACGCGGCAGCTCGTCGATCTCGAGCTGGTGCCCTCGCATATCAAGTGGCACAACAAGTAACAGCAAGTTTAACCGGGGCGGGCGTGACTGCCTGCCCCTTTTTATCGAGTAATTTATGAACAAGAACAACAACACCGAGGAGATCAAGGACGCCAAAGGCGAAGTAGTCCGCACGCTCGTGTTCACGGACAAGGACGGGGTGAGAACCTACAAGGACAAGGACACCGGAGAGACTGTAAAGACGCTCAACATCTGCAACGGCGGTGTGTCGGACGAGCAGGTCAAGGTGTGGAAAGGCGAACACCGCAAGGTACACATGATCGAGGTCGAGGATGACGGCGACCTGTTTGTCGGTTATTTCCGCCGCCCGAGCATGGAAACCATGTCGGCGGTAAACCAACTGACCAAAAAGGACGAGGTGAAAAGTACCTCGGTCATGTTCGAGAACTGCTGGCTCGGCGGTGATCCGGTAATGAAAACCGACACGCTGGTACGCATGGCGGCTATTAAACAGCTCGGGGCGATGTTCGACCGTGTTGTGGGTACCTTAAAAAACGTGTAGAGGCGTACCAACTGAGCGATAACGACGGGGAGCAGTACATCGCCAAAGGGTGCGCCTTGATCCGGGCGAATTTCCACATAGACCCGCGCCAACTCTCCGAGGAGGAGTGGGCGCAGCGTTTCTCCGAGGCTGTATGGATCGAGGGGAGGCGACTGACCAACCTTGCCAAGATTTTAGCAAAATTATTCGAGACTCCAGAGAATGAGTGACTACGCTTTTAACTATTCGTTCAACATCACCGGAAACGCCTCCACCGCTGCGCAGCAGATTACGGGGGATGTTACCGCATTGAACAATACCGTAAAGCAGGCTACCGGGATATGGGACTCGTTTGCTGGCAAGGTTGTCGCGTTCAACCAGCTATCGCAGTTTGTCGAGGGGTTCTCGCGCACGGTGGACGAAACGCTCGCCCCGGGTGCCGCGCTCAACGCTTCGCTCGCCGACCTGTCGGCAATTTCGGGCGAGACGGGCGAAAGCCTCAAAACGATCGAGCGCTACGCGCGTGATGCGGCAAAGACGTTCGGCGGTTCGGCAGCGCAGAGCGTCGAATCGTACAAACTGCTGCTCTCGCAGCTCTCCCCGGAACTTGCCAAAACTCCGGACGCCCTCAAAGCTATGGGGGACAATATCGCCGTATTGAGCAAGACGATGGGCGGAGACGCGAAAGCTGCCGCCGAGGTGCTCACAACGGCGATGAACCAGTACGGGGTATCGCTTGCCGATCCTATGGAGGCGAGCCGCAAAATGGCGCAGATGATGAACATCCCTGTTTTGGGCATTGTCGAAAACATGTCCTACAGGCGGGTTCCGCCGAGCTGCCGACGATCAAAGTCGCGCTCGAGCAATGCGGTATGGCTGCAAAGGCGGCGGGCGTATCGTTCGAGGAGACGAATGCCGCGATACAGGTACTCGACAAAGCGGGCAAAAAGGGAGCCGAGGGCGGTGTCGCCCTGCGAAACGTCATGTCGATACTCGCCACCGGGCGCTTTCTGCCGAAAGACGTGCAGGAGGAGCTCACGGCGGCGGGTGTGGATATAAACGCACTCACGGACAAGTCGAAAACCCTCACGGAGCGGTTGCAGCCCCTCAAAACCGTGCTCGACGATACGGCTTTGTTTACGAAACTGTTCGGGCGTGAGAACAGCAACGCGGCAATGGCTCTGGTGCAGGGCATCGACGAGGTGAATCGTTACACGGACGTCATTTCCGGAACGAATACGGCATTCGAGCAGGCGGGGATCATCATGGAATCGTACAACGAGAAGAAAGCCCGGATACAAGCCCGGTTCGATGATTTCCGCATTTCGATATTCAACGCGACGGGAGATTTCGGCATTTGGGTCGAAACGGTCGCGGGTTCGCTCGTTCCGCTCTCGCAGCTTATGCCGCTTATTATGGGCGTCGGCAAGGCTATGACGCTGGTAAAGAGTATCAATTTCGCGGGTGTGTTCTCGTCTCTTTCGCGTGTGGTGACGGCAGCGCGTTACCAGTTGCTTTTCATGAACGCCGAACTCCGTACCGGGCAAATGGTATCTATCGGATTCCTCGGGAACATCACCCGGGCGACCGCCGCCGTCGTTCGTTTTGCAACGGTGGGGCTGCTCTCGGGTATAAAGGCTCTCGGGGCGTGGGTGCTCTCCCTTGTCACGGGCGGCACGGCGTCGGCGACGTTCGCGGGCATCGCTTCGGGAGCTTTTGCCACGTTCAAGGTCGCGGCGGTATCGGCGTGCCGGGCTGTGGGTATCGCTATTATGAACATCCCGATCATCGGCTGGATTGCCGCCGCAATCGCGGGACTTATCGCATTGGGCGTCTATTTTTGGAATACCTCGGCAAAGTTCCGTGCCGTGCTTAAAGGTCTCGGTGCCGCGTTTGTCGCCACGTTCAAGGGTATTTGGAATTTGGCAAAAAACGTGTTCGGGTCTATCGGCGACCTTATCAAAGCGGCGTTTTCGCTCGACGGTAAAGGGATCAAGGAGGCGATCAATCGGCTGAAAGGCGGGTTCTCGGAGTTCGGCAGCAGCGTCGGCAAGGCATTCAATGACGCTTACGAGGGTGAAATGGCACGCAGCAAGGCGGAGCAGGAAGCCAAGAAGAAAGCGGAGGCGGGCGACACGGACGATCCAGTCGTCGTCGCTCCGGATTCGGGCGGTGGGGCTATTTCGACAGGATTGGCGGGCATCGGCGGCAGTCCGGACAAGGCGGATAAAATCAAAAACATCAACGTCACGATCGAGAAGGTGATCGACAAGTTCGAGATACACACGACCAACATGCACGAGGACATCGGCAAGGTAAAGGAAATGGTCGCGGAGGCTCTGACCGGGGCGGTGAACGACGTAAACTATGCAATGTAATGAGCGGATTGTCCCCTATAAGTTTTGAGTTCGTGGCGGCGGGTGTCGCCCGTCGCGCTCGTGTTGCCCTTGCGCACCTTGTCCCCTCGCAGGTAAACAAGGAGGTTCCCTCGTGGAAAGGACACGACGGAACAATCGAGGGGGCAGAGGTCGCAACGCCGATCACCGACCGGACGTTTTGGGAGAGCCGTTACGTGCTCACGGAGCTGACCTTGTGCAAGGAAAACGGCGAAACGCTGGTCGTGAATGATGCGGTCGTCACCGTCACGCAGGAGAAACACATCGTCCGCACGACGCTCGTCGGTCTGAACGGTACGATCAAGGAGTACATCTGCAACGGCGACTATGACATCAGCATAAGTGTCGGTATTGTCGCAGTGGATTCCAACGGGCAGATCGTGGACGAATACCCGAAGGAGGGCATCCGCAAGATACGGGAGTTCTTGGACGAAAACAAGGCGGTCGATGTGACGAGCGTGTTCCTATCGATCTTCGGCATCGGGCGTATGGTCGTCACGCGGTTTTCACTCAAACAGGAAACGGCGTCGAATCGTCAGACGATCGAGGTGCGGGCACTCTCGGACGAGGATTATGTAATCAAGAGTACCGAATATTAAACGGCATTTGAAAAGCGGTTAAATAATGTTTAGGCTAACGGCAAAAATAGAGATCAGAAGCGCGAAAACGTGGGTTTTCGATAAGGTCGCTTCGGTGGAGATCACCCGCGACATCGAGACGCTCACGGACACGTGCGTTTTGCAGTTGCCTAAAAAAGTGAAATGGCAGGGTGAAAGTACGCTTCCGATCAAGCGCGGCGATGAGGTGACGGTATGGCTGGGGTACGACGGCGACCTGCAATTCGCTTTCCGAGGTTTCATAACGACTCTCGGGCTGAAAACCCCGACGACGATCACCTGCGAGGATTACATGTTCCGTCTCAAACAGCGAGAGGCGAAGAAGCTCACGTACAAGGACGCCACGATCGGGCAAATCCTCAAAGATCAAAAACTCGGCATCGGGTACAAGGTTTTCGGGGAGCAGTCGATCGGGCAGTACCGCGTTACGGCTGACACGTTGAGCGCACTTTTGGGACAGTTGAAAGATCACGCTGGGGTGCGGTCGTTTATCCGCATCGAGGACGACGAACCTGTGTTGTACTCGGGTGTGCTGTTCGAACGGGGCAAGAGTCCTAAACAGGTCTTTGCGACGGGTCTGAACCTTATCGACGACACGCAGCTCAAAGTACAGAATGCCGCCGACGTGAAAATCAAGGTCAAGGCGGTTTCGCTTATGCCGAACAACAAGAAAATCCGGGTCGAGGTGGGCGACACGGACGGGGAAACCCGGACGCTGCACACCTACAACAAGCAGGAGGCGGAGTTAAAGGCATGGGCGAAACAGGAACTCGAACGGCTGAAACGTGACGGTCTCGTAGGGTCGTTTACGACGTTTGGCGCGGAGCTGGTCGATAAGCTCGACAACGTGGGTATCAAGATCGACGGCGAGCGCAAAGGCGTCTATCAAGTACAGAAAAACGTAATAAAATACTCCCCGAGCGGTTTCCGACAGGAAATCACCCTCGGGGCGAGAGTGGCAGAATGACGATACAGGAAGCAATCCGGAAAATGGCGGCGGCAGGCACAGAACCGTACTGCAAGGTCTGCACGGTCGATGCGGTGGACGAGGACGCCCGCACGGTGGACTGCACCCCGCTCGACGAGGGTGCGCCGCTCGTGGGCGTGAACCTGCAAGCCAACCAAGAGTGCGGGGAGGGCGTCGTGCTGTTTCCTGCGGTCGGCAGCTACGTCGTCGTGTCGTTTCTCGGGGCATCGGTGGCGGTGGTCGTCCTTGCGGAGAAAGTCGATAAAATCGACCTCAAAATCGGAGACACCTCGGCGGAGATAATGGACGGGCAGGTCGATATTGCCGTCCGAGACACGACGGCAAAGATCAGTCCCGAGGGGGTTGTCATCAACGGCGGCGGTTTGGGCGGCATGGTAAAGATCGAGCAGCTCACGCAGAAGCTCAACGAGTTTATCTCGGCGTTCAACAGCCACACGCACGAGATTCCGACGGGTGTCGTTGCGGTGGCGGGCAGCGCAACGGCGCAGTCAAACCCCGCTCCGGTCATGGTTCCGGCAATCACGAGCCAACACCCGAGCGTCGCGGTATCGGACTACGAGGATGAAAAAGTGAAACATTGATCGAATGGTTGGAATGTTAATAGACCCGGACACGGGCGATTTGCAGGTCAAGGACGGCGCGCTGGCACTCGGTGACAATACCGAACAGGTTGCCGAATGCGTGCTTTTGGCAGCCCGGGGCGAGTTGAAAGAACACCCGCTCGTGGGTGCCGAGATTACCAAACTGGCAAACGGCAATGGCGATCCGCTTTGGAGCAACAACGCGAAACAGATGCTCCAAACGTGCGGGGTTCCGGTTTCGCGCGTTTCGATCGACGACAACCGCATAACGATAGAGTAATGAACAAGATAAAACCCCTCGACAGACAGAGCCTTATCGACGTCGCGCTGCAAACGAGCGGCAGCGTGGAAGGTGCCCTCGGCATGTCGATCAAAAACGACATCCCGGTATCGGGCGAGCTTGCCCCGGACGTGGAGCTCGAGACCGCCCCGGTGGTCGATAAACTGGTTCTCGGGCGTTACGAGGCGCGGGGCGTCCGCCCGGCGACCGACATTTCGGCGGAGGACTTGGCGTGTGTGCCCTACGGGGGTATCGGTTTTATGGGAATTGAAATTGATTTTATAGTGAGCTAATGGCGAGGACTATTGCAGAGATAAAAGACGGCATCGCCGGGGATTTCATGCGCAACGAGGACGTGGCGCGTGCCTACGGCTTCGAGGCTGGCGACAGCTTTACGGCGCATTTCAGCAAGGCGTCGGTGGAAAGCGTGTTGTTCTACATTTTCGCCTGCGCCGCGTGGATCGTGGAGAGCCTTTTCGACGAGCACAGGCGGGAGGTGAACTCGTGTATCGAGGAGATTTTGCCGCACCGCCCCAAATGGTATCGTGACAAAGTGCTGGCCTTTATGAAAGATAAAATCCTCGTGGCTGATACGGACTATTACGACACGGCGGGCATGAGCGATGCCGACATAGAGGCGGCGCGTGTGGTGAAATATGCGGCGGCCACCGAAAGCAGCGACGCTTCGCTGTTGACGATCAAGGTTGCCGGAGAAAACGGCGGGGTACGTCAGAGGTTGGACGGGGAGACCGAAACGCAGCTCGCGGCATATATCGCCGAGTTCAAGGACGCGGGGGTGCGCATCAACTTGGTAAATATCGACGCCGACACGTTCAACTGCGAGGTCGATATTTATTACGATCCGATGCTGTTGCCCGAGGAGGTCGAGGGCGCGTGCCGGGAGACGGTGCGGGCATATATCGAGGACCTCCCGTTCAACGGCGAATATACGAACATGGCACTCGTGGATGAGTTGCAGAAAGTCGAGGGGGTGAAGATCGTCGAGTTCCGGGGCGCGACGACCTCGGCGAACGGGGAAACGGCAGTCGTTCCGATCAACGCCCGGCATGTTCCCGTCGCGGGCTATTTCAAGGCGGGGACGATAACGATAAACAGGTACGTGTATGAGTAAGTACGAGGTAAATATCAAGCGTTTCGCGTTGCTCCTGCTGCCGACGTTCTGGCGCAAACCGCTCCTTGCGACGCTCGCCTATGCAATGGTCTCGCCGCTGGGGTACCTGCATACCCGTTTCGTGCTGTTCCGCCGCGATACCGTTTACCGCCTTACCCACAACGGGCAGGTGTGCTACCTACGGGCGGTATTGAATGACCAGTTCGACCCGATCGAGCGGCGTATCACGATCACGGAGGAGGCAGCGAGCGCGGGTGTTTTGATGCTTCACAAGCGAGAGGAGGAGCAGGCCTTCCTGCTGCCGACCCGCGACACGGGCAGGGCTTTTATTATCAACCGCCGGGGCTTCGGCGGGATCAACGGATTCGATTTTTGGGTGAACATCCCGATTTCGCTATACGACACGGTGGACGCCTCCCGCCTGCGGGCTATTGTCGGCACGTACAAACTGGCGTCGAAACGGTTTTCGATAAACTACATTTGAGAATGAAACAGACGGTAGGACGATTCCTTTTGCAACCGAACAAGAATTTCCCGGTCGATTGCGAGACGCTGGACGCCTTGCAGACCAACATCGCGCTCTTGCAAGTACTCGGCAACCTTGCCGGAGACAAGACTATTTTGCTGGGCTGCGAGGAGGAGCAGAACGGCACGCGCCGCAAGGCGGGTTATGTTTTTCTGAAAACAAAGGACTTTCCAGAGGGTGAGGTCATTTACTGGGAGGGCGGCTCCATTTCGGGCGGTATGTGCCTCAAACAAGCCGCGATCCCGGTACAGGCCCAGGGGTACGAATATCCGCAGGCCTACGTCGAGCGGTCGCTGGCTCCGGGCGTCGGCGAGGAGAACTACAAATGGGCGGACTTCCGCGAGGCGCAGTCGCTGCCCGAGCTCGAAGCGCAGATCGTGGCGTTGCAGACCGCCCTGGCCAAGATTCAACGCACGCCGCTGGGCATGGTCGAAATCTGGGCAGGATCCCGCATTCCCGACGGCTACGCCCTTTGCGAAGGGCAGCAGCTCAAGCAGTCGGAGTACCCCGAACTCTACAAGGCCATCGGCAGCACCTACAACAACGCCTACGACTGCAACGGCCGGAAACTCTCGACCACGAGCGGCTATTTCCGCCTGCCCGACCTGCGCGGCCGCTTCGTGGTGGGTTACAACGTCAGCGATGCCGACTACGGCAGCTACGGCAAGGTGGGCGGCGAGAAGAAACACACGCTCACCGTCGATGAGATACCTTCGCACGCACACGGGGAGAATCTTTGGACCGGAGGTAACGGCAGCTGGCGCAGCGGCGGCAGCAACTCTTATCCCGAAGCCGTATCGTGGCATGACCGCACGACGCCTTTCGGAACAACGGACCGCACGGGCGGCGGCGGTTCGCACGAGAACCGCCCGCCCTATTATACGCTGGCCTATGTCATGCGGACGAAGTAAAACTCTTATCACGCGATTACAGAATGGCAATCAGAGTACGTGCGCAGCTGCGCAAATGGTTCGGCCGGGGAATGTACCCGACGGCCGAGCAGTTCTCGGACCTCTTCGACAGCTTCTTCCATAAGACCGAGGACAAAATCCCGATGAGTGGGGTCGAGGGGCTTACCGATCAGCTTAACGGGAAATACAATACGGCCGAGGGACGGGAGCTGGAGAAGAAAGTGCAGAAAGTAACCGACGACCTCTCCGTCCATGTAGCCTCCTCCGAGAAGGCGTTCAATGAGGTCCAAAATGACATCGAGGCGCTCGACGGCAGACTCGACACCGAGATCGAACGTGCCAAAGGTGAAGAGGCCGCGATCCGCAGGGAGCTGGCCGCGGGCGATGCCGCGACACTCTCCTCGGCCAAATCCTATACCGACACATCTGTCGCAGCGGAAGCCGAGGAGCGGACACAAGGCGACGCCGCGACCCTTTCTTCGGCCAAGACCTATACCGATACCGCCGTGGCGGACGAGGCCCAGAAGCGCGGGCAGGGCGATGCCGCGACCCTTCGAGCAGCCAATGAACACACCGATGCGGCCGTCGCTGAGGAGGCCTCCGCCCGCGAGAGCGGCGACCGCGCGACGCTCCAGTCGGCCAAAGATTATGTGGACAAGGCCATCGCCGAACTGGTCGATGGCAGCCCTGCGGCGCTCGACACGCTCAAGGAGCTGTCGGCCGCCCTGGGCAACGATCCGAATTTCGCTACGACCGTCGCCACGCAGATCGGCCGAAAGGTCGATAAGGTCGCGGGCAAGGGCCTTTCCACCGAGGACTACACCTCCGAGGAGAAGGCCAAGCTGGCGGGAATCTCATCGGGGGCGAACAACTACCGGCACCCGGCCTCCCATCCGGCTTCGATGATCGAGCAGGACGCCACGCACCGCTTCATAACCGATACGGAGCGATCGACCTGGAACGGCAAGGCATCGACGGCCGTCGCCACCCAGTCAGCAAACGGTCTGATGTCGTCGGCCGACAAGAAGAAACTCGACGACCTGACGGACGGCGAGGTGATTATCCAATGTTCAATCCCCGGAATGAATTGACGCTATGGCAGCAAAAATGACAATCCAAACCCGGACACAACTTCCGGTCTATACGGCGGAGGCACTTGCCGCCAAGAATCCCGTCCTGCTCAAGGGCGAAATCGTCTATGAATCCGATACCGGACGCCACAAACTCGGCGACGGCACGACGGCCTGGAACACACTGGCCTATGCCTCCGATGTCGAAAAAGTACCCGCATTGCGGTGGAAGGTGCAAGGGGGAATGCTTTACGTCAAACCCGCGACCGACCCTGCGGATCCGATTCTTAAACGCTGCAGCGTCGGAATACTCCACTACAAGAATGCACGAGTCCGAAAGTCGAGCGCTGCGAAGCTGCGCCCGACCAGCAGCGGGTTCAAACTCGTGCAGGACAGATTTTCACGCGACGAGTTGTCGTGGACATCGACACGCATCGATCCGATCCCGTTCGAGTCCGACAAAGCGGACAAGAGCGGCTGGCTTCCGGTGATCTCCGTCGAGGCCCTGTTCGGCAGGTGGGTGACACGGATCAGCGATACGTCTTATTGCGGGAAGGTCAAGTTCGATCTGCACAGAGGAATCAACATCTGCGGGCGAGGGGCCGGGCAGGACGAGTTCGGAAAACTAAAAATGTACGTATCATTCTACTCCGGCGTAGTCCTTTTCGTCGGCGATGCCCAAAGACGCATCGAAGGACCGCGCAGTTATTTCAAAGTTGCTGCAAGCAACTGCGGTTTGACACCGTCAGTCTTGCATATCTGAATATTCTGGTGACGGGGACGCAGAAAGTATGAACTCCTACGGGGGGAAATATGATACAGCGCACTCATTTTGGGGATGCGGATATACGGACTCGTCACCTTTTTTGAAACCTGATCGATATGAACAAAACCATACAGAGCCGGATCCAGCATCCGGTACATACCGCAGCGACTCTCACGGCCAAAAATCCCGTCCTGCTGAAAGGAGAGGTCGTCTATGAATCCGACACGCGCAAACACAAAATCGGAGATGGCGCCACTGCCTGGAACGCCCTCTCATATGTCGGGGGGGGGAATTTTGAGGGGCCTGTTTCGGCCTCGAACATCACACAAGACGCGAACCACCGCTTCGTAAGCGACGCGGAGAAAACGACCTGGAACGGCAAAGCATCGACGGCCGTAGCCACCCGGTCGGCAAACGGCCTGATGTCGGCAGCCGACAAAAAGAAATTGGATGTCATTCCAACGCAAGGTCTAATTTCATCTTCAACAATGACCCTCGGCAGTACATTGAAATTAAGTTCCAATGTAAGCTACCTCGAAGGCCGAGGATATGTTTCGTATATACGAGAGATAGGACGAACCCAAACCTCGTTTGCGATCGACAGTACGATTCCGGCAGGATCCGCTCCGCTTCAAATTATCGAATTGGTATTGAGATGCATAGCGGGACTGGAGAATAACCTGACCATTTCTCTTTTGCTGGCAGGCGATGCCGCCAATTCGAGCATCGCCATCCCCAAAGGCTCGAAACTGATTACTTTGAGCTTTATGATGTTGAACGGCCATATCGATAAATATTCCTGTTATAGAGTTTCCGTAATATGATGAAAATCGTATATAATCGTTTTATTCCGTTCGGCCGCTTCACGGCATTGACCGTGCTGGTCTGGCTGTTCGTGAAAGAGGGCGTCGCATTGACGGCCCGACTACTCAATCACGAGAAAATCCACATGCGGCAGCAACTGGAGATCGTCGCCGTTTGTCTGCTGGGTACGGTGGCGGCACACCTCCTGTTCGGGGTTTCCGCATGGTGGATGCTGGCGGCCGTTCCGGCGCCCTTATTGATTTACGGCCTTTCGGTCGCAATAGAAGTTCTCCTGCCGCCCTACAACCGCGCCTATGGGAACAGTTGTTTTGAAACCGAGGCGATCTACAACCAGCACGATCCCTCTTATACCCGTCGATGGTGGCGGCATCTGTTCGCGTGGATCACCTACATCCCTAACCGCAAATATCCATACATCCCACCTGAAAAACGACCGCCGATGATGAAAAACTGATCCATAACATGGGGGCATGAAAAAGCCCCCGGCCGTTAGTGAGTCTCTTACCTCTGCACTAACATAAATGCGCCGATACGCACAACCGAGGGCAATCCTTTGGTCGCGTATCGGCGTTTTCGCATTTGTAGTTCTATGTCCTGCTGGTGTGCAGAGGTAAGAGACTACAAAGATAGGAAAACATTTTGAACACCATTTTATAAATCCCTAAAAACATTGCTTTATGCTGAATGACATGTAAGAAACAAGCAGAAGCCCAGCCGATCGACGGGCTGGCAATCGTGAAAGAGACCTCCACGCTCGGGAAATTGATTATCAAGGGCGTACCCAAAGAGGAGGCAAAGCGTATGATCGTAGAGAACCACTACTCGCACAAGTGGAACGAAGGCGGCTTCGGAAAGTACAATTTCGGAGTGTTCCGGGCGGAAGAACCCGACAAATGCCTCGGCGTTGCCGTTTACGGGTACATGAAAAACCCCGCCGCAAAGATATTTACGCACCCGAACCCGAAAGCGTGGGTTTGCGAGCTCAATCGCATGTGGATCGACGACACGCTGGGGAAGAACGCCGAAAGCGTGTTGATTGCCGCATCACTCAAACTGCTGCGCAAAGCTGATCCGAACATCGTCGCCGTTCAGAGCTTCGCCGACGGTCGCCTCGGCTGCGGAACGATATACAAGGCGTCGAATTTCCGGTATTACGGATTCCATTATACGCGGTTCCTGCGGAATAAACGAACCGAGGAAATCATACACGAACAAAACCTTACAGATACGACGTCGTTATCCACTTATTTACGCTCGAATATCGCGTATTTGATTGGCGATTTGGAAGTGCTGCAGATAAAAACATATCGCTACATTTACCCGCTTTGCAAGCATTTTCGATTCATAAAGCCGGAAAAACCTTATCCGCAATATGAGAAAGGAATCGAACCGGTCGAGTGGAACCGAGACAAACGGAAGATAAAAGAAAACATCATAATGTTACTCGACAAGGTTGCCGCATAAACATTCCGATCGTTTAATTCCTTTGTACAAAGGTAGTTTGAACACGAGTTAAACGCTTTTCGTTCGGAGTGCAAAAATCACGAAAAAATGCACATTTGAATTTTACAATCGGTACAAATGAATTTTGCGATTATACCATGATTCATTATGTAACTTTCCAACTTTACATAATCTCTCAACCATCAATTGTTCTTCATCGGTCATTTCGTTCTGAATACATGCAATGCCCCGATGTTTGTAATTATCCCGGCCTTGTTCTTGTGGATTAATATTAGTCCTGTACAAAAGCAATTTATTGATGCCTAATTGCAAATCTTTTAATTTTGATATCTTATCTATTACTTTAGAATTAATAGTTTCACAAAATGACCGGCAAAAATTCTCACCGCCATCGTCATCGTCATAATCATCTGGCATTGCCATAACAATTTTGTTATTCAGTTGCCAGCATTTAAAGGTATCGCGATCTTTTCGCTTGCAACACCCAACAATAATTTGTCCTGCAATGATTGGAAATATCTTTTTGCCAATACCGATATCATCTATTTTGAAAGTGTGTCGCGATCCATCCAAAAAATATTGAAAAATGGGTGGAGGAACTTTGGGTGACTTGAACAAATATGCGATGGATACTGTTTTTACACGAGAATGATCTGTTTCCGCGAATGTACTTTTAGTAGCATTTGCGATTGTTTTATCATCATAATTATAGGCAATAGTGTCATTATCTACTGAATCAAGACATATCTTTTTTGTCTTGAAGCATTGATATTTGCCCTTTCCTGCCTGTTCTATATAGTCGAGAATCATTCCCATATTTTAATTCCAGTCAGATTATGGCTGCGTTATATTCTTTAAAATTTAATACTCATACAAAATTAAACAATTTATGTTAATCATCAGGCTTTCTAATAGTAAAATACATTTTTAATCTGCCTTAATTTTTTTGAGTTGTTGTTCGAAATATTTTGCTGCTTGCTCATTTAACCGTACTTGTTCGTCATGCACGGCTTTTTGCCTTGCTATTTTTTCAAAGGTTTCAACATCTTTTTTCATCTGACGGATTTTTGCGTTGTCGCGGTTTAGTTCGAATAGCTCTTCCAGTTCGGCAATACGGTCGGGTGTCGCGTCGCCTTTCATCTTTATATAGCGGTATTTCAGGTCGTTGTCGATGCGGTCATGATTCGGTCGGGTAGCGAAATAGAGTGCCGACGACAAAATCATGCAGCTTATAAAAAGAAATAGCACCAAATAAATGACGAATGGGGATTCGGAGCTGAAAATCACTCGGTGTCGGATTATTCTCGGCGGCAGTTCGGCGGGGATTTTGATTGCCTCGACAGATGCTTGCAGATTATCGATACCGGTTTGCGTTTTGGTATAGTTCTGCTCTATGCTCTCCAATCGTCCGGCAAGCTGGATTATTATCGCCTGATGCCGCTCTTGTTCTGTATATACGATTTGCTCCAATCGTTGCGACAAGTCATTGTCGCTTGATTGATTATTGTTTGCTGTTTTTGCCGCTAGTTCGGTCTTGATGGTTTTGACCATCGTCTCCTTGAAGTCCTCATACATTTCGTAGGACATCATATTATTCTCTTTCATGGTTGTATCGCTTCCTGTTTACAATTTCTGCTTGGATTTGGTCATGCGTTCTCGCAAGCGACGTTCCCGCTCCATTGCGGCAATCGCCATCGCTTCGGCGACGGTATTGAGCAATGCCGTGATGCGGGCGAGGTACTCTTCGGGACTCTCGCCGGGTTTGCGTTGCAATTGGGCTTCGGACAATTCGACCGGCGAACTATTCGGCGGCAACGGAAGTTCGCCGATATTACCGCCGAAATTGACCGTCGGCCTATCCGTGTTGGTCTTTCCGCCACCCGTTCCGAACAGATCGGAGAAGGCCGAACGGTAGGAACCTGCCGCCGCATGGAAGTCTTTGACAATAGCGCTTCGATGTCGGGTTTGCTGTTGTGCGTACGCAAAATGCAGATTCAGTTTCGAGAAGCTGAATTGCCGGTCGATCTTCGACCCCGAAAACTCGAAGTCGTTTTTTGAAAATAGAACGCCTTGTTTTCGGTCGGTATTTCCGCAATACTTATAGCGGACGTTGATGCCTTGCTCTTTTAATCTACCTTCCAGATCGTTCCAACTCTTACATTTGGGCAGACATCCTTTGATCGCATCATATATTTCGTATTTGGTCTTGTCCGGTTCGCGCAATCGCTCCCGCCGCACGCTGTCCTTTCCCGGCGCAAGATGCAACCCGTATTTCTCGGTTAGTTCCCGGCAGACTTTCGTATTGCGTATTTTAATATTCTTGTCCGATATAGTCTGCCCCTTGTTCCCGACCCGGTTATAGACCAGATGGCAGTGAGGATGGGGCTGGTCGAGGTGACGTACCAGCAGATATTGCGTGTCGGTAATACCCATTTTCTGCATATATTCTTTGGCGATCTGCGTCATCAGCGCATCGGTCATGTGCGGAGCTTCTTTCGGCGAAAACGAGAAGGAGATATGCCCGACCGTGTTTTTCAACCGAGGGTTCAGTCGGGTCTGATCCTTAAAATCCTCGATTATGTTCTTTACCTCCGGCGGGTTTACGCCTTCGGCATCGAGGATGCGCGACAGTTCCTTCATCACATAGCCGACAGTCCCGGCAAAGGATGAACCGGCAATGATTTTACCGATCATCGCGGATCTGTTTTAGCAGGGCTTCGAGGCATGCCATAATGGCCGCGTGACGGGATGCGACACTTGAAAATCCTTTCGCATGGGCAAGCCGTGTCAGTTGATTCAAGTTGCGAGCTATGCCTTTGAGCTGGGTTACGAAATCCAGATGCTCGCGACGCAGGCGTTCTCGTACCGCTCCTGTCCGAAGCAGTTGTCGGATGATTTCCGCCGGATGCTGCCCCGAAGTACGGGCCAATGACCGAAGACGTAAATAATGCTCCGTATCGAGTCGCGTACTGACGATATATCGGCGAACACGACCTTTACTCAATTCCGGCCGTCCGCCCTTGTTCTGTGCTTGTTTCATCGGTTTGTGTGCAGGAGTTAGACCAGCGGGATGTTCGGTAGGTTTTCGTTTACGAAAACACAAACTTGCCTTCCTAAACCTTTACCCCTTTCCGGCGTTGTGGCTCAACCGCCGCTGTTTTTGCTTTTAGAAGTTGCGGATTATTCCGAACAGATTGAACCGTCTTTGTTTTGGAGGCGTTTTTCTGTGCCGCCAACTTTTTCGCATGGTCTTTTATGTGGGCGATCAGATAGTCGTTGACATCCTTGTGTCCGGAGTAGAAACAGCTTTGATCGACGACTTCGCTGCGGGGGCAAAGACGAATCAACTCGGCGGTCGCTTTACGACCCGCATTGTCATTGTCGAAGAAAGCATGAATCGTCGAATGGCGTGCGAGAAACGGAAGCGCTTTCGGAAGATTGACGACCGAGTTTAATACTATTACGTCGATGCGTAGTTGGTCGGGGTGCTTCGTCGAAAGACAGGAGAGAAAATCCATGAACCCCTCGAAGGCGATTACCGTATCGGTGCAGTTGTCGATCGTCGTAATCTGTTTGGGCGATGCACTTCCTTTGAAGCATTCCGAGCGCAACTCCCATCCGCCGGCATCGTTCGGAAATCCGATGGCGAAATATTTTCTGCCATTGATCGTATAGCGTATTTCCCGACAATAAGTGCAGGCAACCTCCGGAACGATACCGCGCCGTCGTAAATAGTCGAGCAATGCCGAATGACGAAGCGGTGTGTCGGAGAGGATACGGAGCGCGGGAACGGTCGATAAAGGCGACAAAGATCGGGGTGCAGCGATCGGTACCCTCTCTCTGTTTCTCAACAATCGGACGGCGTGTGCGAAATCGCACCGCTTCAACCGCATTACAAGGTCGATAATGGAACCGCCTTCGCCCAGTCCGAAGTCATACCAGAGATTTCGCTCGTAGTCCACCTTGAAACTCGGCATATGTTCCTCGCGCAACGGTGAAAGATAAAGACCGTATCGCGGATTGTCTTTGGTCGGGTGCAAACCTTGTTCGGCGAGGTAGGCCCGAATGGAAAGATGTTTGATAGCTTGAATCGTTTTCATAACAATCTATGTTCAGTGAAAAGAAAAATATTTATTCTTTCACTGAATTATTTAATGGGAACTATTCGATTCAAGGCTGCTTCGACATCGCTGTCGCGGAACAGGACGCGCCCGCCGATCTTGTGGGCGCGGATCTTGCCGTGGTTCACCCAGTCGGTGAGCGTCACGAGCGAGATGCGCAGACGGCGGGCGGTTTCGCGCCGCGTGAGATATTTTGTGTCGGTTTTCGGATGTGCGGGACGGAACTGTTGCAATTCGTCGCGCAGGGACTCCCGGATCATCTTCGAAAGTTGATCGGCAGTCATGCCGTTCAGATAGATTTCCTTTGCCATGGTTTATTCGATTTAACGTCGCAAAGAAAATCATTTATCGAGGCTGTCTAAAATAAGTAATTGTGTTACAAAATAATGCTGCCTTCTGCCACGAACGGACATAGTCGGACAGTCTATGGAATTTTAGGAATGAATTGCATCGGTCTACCTCTGTTTTCCGTTTTGACCGCAGTGTGTAAAGTGATTGTTTCGATGAATAAAAGAGGACGGTTTTTGATAAGAACCGTCCTCCGAAACAAAGCTGTTTTTGTGAGTTTTATTTTAATTTTTCCAATGCTTCACGGACTGCGTCTGCCGAATAGCACCGTTCCCCATTCGAAAATGCGCGTGCGGTGCATCCTTCCAGCCAGCCGTTCGCAATCCACCGGTCGAGTGTCGGGCGTGTAATTCCCAGAGCTTCGGCCAAATCCTTTTTACAGAACAATCGATTGCCCGAATACGACGAGAGAAACATTTCGTTTCGATGTGCCGCCAACCAATGATCAAAATGACGAATAGCCCTTGCTGCATTTCTGATCGTCGGTTCGTAATTCTCGTATGCCCACACATGTAGACTTGTCGGGTCGAAGTCTGCAAACTCCGGCCGGGTGCGCAATGTCTCGACCAACGTGTCGAAGCATGCCAGTTCGGAGGCTTTGATCTCTATTTTGCGACGACGGGACATAGTTGATATTTTTTTGGCGGGGGGGGAATTTTTTACAAGATCGTAATATGCATATTTTTAGATGTTTATAATATACAAGCGTGTAAAAAGCGTGTAAAAAGCGTGTAAAAAGCGTGTAAAATTAAACAATGAACCAATCAGAGTTCGGGCCTTGTGATTCGTTTCTTATCTTGCCTTGTCTTTTCAACTTAGCTAAAAGATTCGTAATTTTATCTTTTTTCTGTCTGTCGTCGAGCAGGTTGGAAAGAAGGTTCCACAGCAGTTTGTCGATCTCCCTGCGTGATAATGATTTGTGATCCCGCAATGCCGTCAGCAGAAACTCTTCGCAACGTTTATTTCCGAGCCCCTTATGTTCCGAATATTCGATCTTCTGCCCGACTTTTTGGGCGATATGTTTTGCAATATATATTTTGGGTTTACGACCCTCGATTAGGCGTTTGCTTCTCAATCGGGCGATCTCTTCATCGGATAACGGTTTCCCCAGTTGTACACGGTTCAGCAGCTCGATGTCGAGCAGGTTCAAATCCGCATTTCCCGCCAGAATATTGGCGTAGTTCATATCGAGAATTTTGCCCGTTATGGTAACTTCTACCCGATTGTCGGCCAAATTGTAATCCGGCAGGGGAAATAGTCTCTGTCTTTGGTAATTGTACATCTTGCGGATGCCGCTGCCGATCGTATCGACCATCTTGAGTCCCACCATAGCCGTTACCAGAAATTGATTTCGGTATCGCTCCTCCGGAGCATCGCTGACGAGTACCCGTTCGATATTGCCGGGAATAAACGAACCCTTGTTCGAGAAGACCAGTTTGTCGTCGTATTCCACTACGTTGATCTGACCGCCGAGCGTATAATCCTGATGGGCGATTGCATTGTTCAATGCCTCGCGGATGACATACGGTTCATACGTGTCGATCTCTTCGGGGAAGAGCGTCTTGTACTCCGGATTTATGTAACGGTATTTCAGATTGCGGATTTTGTCGTATATTTTGTCAACCGCCAGAATGAACGGGCAGGAGGCGATCATGTAATCGCGCTCGACATTATCCGGTCCGCGCAGAATCCATTTGATTTTGGCGACTGCCGGAGAGATCAGGTGCTCACTCTCCTCTCTGCCGAGCAACACGATGGCTGTATTGGTAATCTTTCCCCGAATCGTAATCTTTGCCTTGTTCAGAAAAGTCGTGTCATCCCATGACGCAATCTCGTCAGCTTTGTCCTTGCGGGCATTCGTGTACAACTCCCTTGCTTTGACGATGGCTGCCGGATCCAAATCCTCCAATGAGGCATTTTCGATTATTTCCGCACTCCAATCTTTCAATTTGGCTTGATTTCTTATTCTTTCGATTTTGTCCATACTCAATGCTTGCAAGGATTCTCCGTCACGACCATAATAATGGCCTTGATAGTCTATGGGAATACCTTGCGGGGCAGGTGGTATTTCGAACATCACAACTCTTTTGCCGTTCCTGTACCGCAATTCATGTATCTCGACGAACGTATGCCGACCCGTAGTCTGATCGGCAATCTTTTTCTTCATTGCGTCGAGCGCCGGACGGCTGTTCTTGTACTGGCTGCCGACAACCTCGTGCGTATGGTTCTCCACACCGAAAACCAGCCAAGCGCAAGGCCTGCCCTTCAAATTTGCTTCGTTGCTCAATGCCGAAAAGTATTGTCCCAAATCCCGATCGTCGAAATTGCGTTCGGCCCTCTTGAACTCCACCACTTCCGTTTCCGCAGGCAGAATCAGTAATGAATCGAGTATATTTGTCAGTTCCTCAACCGTCATATATTTCTATTTTCTGTAAAGTTACAATTTATTCGCAAATAAAGAGGAGTTAAAATGCTTCTTCTAAAAGCTCATTCGAGATTTTGTTATCGTCGTAAATTTTACGGTGGTAACATTTCGAACTATCTGCCGCTGAAATACGGATGATTCATCAACTCCATTGCGGTCTGCTCTTCCGTAATCTTGATGTATTTCATAAACTCCTTTTCGGTCTTGTGGCCCGTGATTTTCATGATGGCGATGGTCGGAATGCCCGCCAGATACATATTCGTCGCACCGCTGCGGCGTGCCGTATGAGTCTTTACCAAATCGCACTTCTCTACCAAGTGCGTCTTCCTTTCCCCGTTTTCGACGTATGATACCTCGATTTTTTCCGTGATACCCGCTTCCCGAGCAATCTCTTTGATGAACTTGTTTACTTTCTGTTCGTAGGATTTCGGCAAACGGTTTTCGTACTTGTCCAGTATCGCCTGCAATTCGGGTCGGACGGGAATAATGACGTGGTTGCCGGTTTTCTGCTGTTTCAAGTCTATAACCAGCTGCCCGCTCTCCAGCGTGCGTATGTTACCCTCGTTGATCGTAGAGTAATCACTGAATCGTTGTGCCGTGTAGCAGCCGACCAAAAAGACATCGCGGGCAATATCTTTGTGCTTATTGTCGGATAAGTCGAGGTTGGCAATAGCACGTATTTCCGATTCGGTCAGATAGATATTCTCGACATCGGCGGTCAGTACGCGGAATTTGCGGCTTTCGATTAGACCATTGTCGTGCAGTCCCTCTTCGCGCGCTGCCCGCATGATGATCTTCAGCTCCTTGACGTGGCGGCCGATGGTATTGATCGAATAATCTTTCGCCGTGAACCATGCCACAAAATCGTCGTAGAATTTCAGATCGATATCGCCGAAATCGAATCTCTTTCGCTTTGCTTTGCAGAACTCGTCGAATTGAATGATAAACCCTTTGTAGTTCTTGATTGTCGATGCCCCGTAGCGCAGTTTGTGGATGTTCAGTCGGGTGCCGTCCTCCATCTCGTGCGTGAAGCGGGCGATGTAGTCGCCGAGCGATTCGCGGCTGCGGACATGGCGGCCGGTGGTGAGGCTGCGCGGGTGGTGGAAACTGTAGATGATCTTCTCCAGCCGCGTTTTCGTCATCGCGTGTTCGGGATCCTTGGTGATCTCTCCGAGGATGTGGCTTCGCAGTTCGGCGAGATTCTTGGTCAGCTCGCGCCCCTGCTGCTCGGTGAAGTCGTCGGTAAAGGTGAAACGGCTCTTGACTGTCTGCCGTTTGTTGTCCCAGGCGTCCGTCAGCACCATATATTGGCAGTCGGCGTAGAACTGGTTACCACGGCCAACTGTGAAGAGAATTTGGATTTTGACCAGTTTGTTTTTCTGGGTCGAGCGGATGCGGTAGCAGAAGGATGCCATAGGTCAGGAGGTTTTGTCTATTGCAAATGTAATCATTTTTGTCATACATTTGTCATACATAGGCCGAATTTTCGAAAACTTCCAGACCTCGCAGTTGATGAAAAATGGATGTAAAATATTGATATGTAGATAAGATAAAATTAAAATCGGTAAAATTCGATTCAAATTTATGGCGTTCGCTTCAGACCTCACAGAAACCGCGTTGCAGATAGCTGCAATGCGGTTTTCGTTTGGTATAAATCAATAGTTCGTTAAATTTTCCAGGCCCTAAGCGGCCCTGGCAGTAAATAAAA